TCTACTCAAGATACTCATTTTGGAACTACTCCAATAGTGGATGGATTTACAGGAGGTGGAACAAGTCCAAACTATACTCTGAAAACAGTAGCTGATGGTCTGTGGGGACAAAATGCACAAGGAGTAAACTTTGCTAGTTTAGGAAATGTAACTTATACATTCACTGGTGGTAAAGATTATAGTTCTGGAACAGGAAACTTTACAGCAACTTTAGGTAAATTGCTGACATCATATAACTTATTTGATAATAAAGATGATGTGGCAGTTGACTTCTTGATGATGGGTCCTGGTTTAGGTACAGAGAGTGAGACACAAGCAAAAGCAAATCTACTGATTTCTCTTGCTAATAAGAGAAAAGATTGCATGGCAACAATCAGTCCACATAGGGCAAATGTTGTTAATGTAACTAACTCAACAACTCAAACAACTAACATACTGAAATTCTTCAGTCCTCTATCATCCTCATCATACTGTGTATTTGACAGTGGATACAAATACATGTTTGATAGATTCAACAATGAGTTCAGATTCATTCCATGTAATGGTGATGTTGCTGGATTAATGGTAAGAACTGGAATCTTAGCATTCCCTTGGTTCTCACCAGCTGGACAGCAAAGAGGAATCTTGAATAATGCTATCAAACTAGCATATAGTCCAAGCAAAGATCAAAGAGATCTACTATACTCTTCTAGAATTAACCCAATAATTAATCAGAGGGGAGCAGGTATACTACTCTTTGGAGATAAAACTGGATTAGGATATGCTTCTGCATTTGATAGAATCAATGTTAGAAGATTATTCTTAACAATAGAACAATCACTTGAGGGAGCAGCAAATGCTCAACTCTTTGAACTCAATGATGTCAACACAAGATCTAATTTTGTGAACATTGTTGAACCATTCTTAAGAGATGTTCAAGCTAAGAGGGGTTTATTTGACTTCTTAGTTGTTTGTGATGAAACTAATAACACCCCTGATGTTATTGACAACAATGAGTTTAGAGCTGATATCTTCTTGAAACCAACCAAGTCTATCAACTTTGTTACTCTAACCTTCGTTGCTACTCGTACTGGAGTTAGCTTTGAAGAAGTTGTAGGAACTGTTTAACCATTAGATGAATAACATAAGGAGGACTTAAAACAATGGCTGAAACAAGAACACTTTCACAATTTAAATCAAAACTGATTGGTGGTGGTACCAGACCCAATCTGTTTGAGGTATCAATTCCTACTTTTCCTACAGCAATTGCTGAAGCATGGAGTCCTGGAGATGATGCAGAAAATGGTATCTTTAAATTTTTATGCAAGGCAACTGCACTACCTGCATCAAACTTAGGTAGTATAGAGATTCCTTTTAGAGGAAGAACACTAAAAGTTGCTGGAGATAGAACATTTGATGACTGGACAGTTACAATCATCAATGATGAAGACTTCAAACTCAGAACAGCATTTGAGAGATGGTCAAATGTTATGAGTAGATTAGATGATGCTACTGGTGTTACTAACCCAACTTCTTACATGACTGATGGTTATGTACAACAGTTAGGTAGAGGTGCAACTGCAGCTACAGGAACACCATCAGAAGGAGAGTCATCAATTCTTAGATCTTACAAGTTCTTTGATGTATTCCCAATTACAGTTGGAGAAATAGCACTAAGCTATGACACAACTGATACTTTAGAGGAATTTGATGTAACATTCAGATACCAGTACTTCACAATTGGTAACTCAGCTCAATCTAGTGGTGGTTCTACTGGAGAGGTCTTGATTACTTAATAAATAGTGCTATAATAGTATAATAAAAAAGAATATACCATGGCGAGACTATTTGGATTCTCCATTGAAGATACAGAAAAGACACCTGCTGGCGTAGTATCTCCAATCCCTCCCAACAGACAGGATGGATCGGAGTACTACGTCAGTTCTGGTTTCTATGGTTCATATGTAGATATTGAAGGAGTATATAAAACTGAAAATGATTTACTTAGAAGATATCGTCAGATGTCTTTATATCCAGAATGTGATAGTGCCATTGAAGATATTGTAAATGAAGCAATTGTATCTGATACTCATGATAGTCCAATAGAAATAGAATTATCAAACTTAAATGCTAGTGATGGTATAAAGAAAAAGATTAGAGAAGAGTTTAAATTTGTATGTGAACTTCTAGATTTTGATAAGAAAGCACATGAAATTTTCAGAAACTGGTATATTGATGGAAGATTATATTATAATAAAGTCATAGATCAAAAAGATCCACATGCAGGTATTCAAGAGTTAAGATATATTGATGCTTCTAGAATGAAGTATATAAGACAGATAAAGAAAGGAAAACCTGGTGATCAAGTACAAAGATTAGCAAGTCAAGATGTTCAAGCTTTTCCTGGTATAGAAGAGTATTTCATGTATACTCCTCAAGGATCAACCACACCATATACAACTGCTGGTGGAAATCCAGCAAAAGGAATTAAGTTAACAAGAGATTCAATTACATATTGCACATCAGGTCTTGTAGATAGAAACAAAGGAACTACACTATCTTGGTTACATAAAGCAATTAAACCATTAAATCAATTAATGATGATTGAGGATAGTCTTGTAATTTATAGATTATCAAGAGCACCAGAAAGAAGAATATTCTATATTGATGTTGGTAATCTTCCAAAAGTAAAAGCAGAACAATATCTCAGAGATGTAATGATGAGATATAGAAACAAATTAGTATATGATGCTAATACTGGTGAGATGCGTGATGATAAAAAATTCATGTCAATGATGGAAGATTTCTGGCTACCTAGAAGAGAAGGTGGTAGAGGAACTGAAATCACAACATTACCTGGTGGACAGAATCTTGGTGAGATTACTGATATTAATTACTTCCAAAAGAAATTATACAGATCATTAAATGTGCCAGAAACTAGAATTGCTGGTAGTGATGCTGGTTTCTCATTAGGTAGATCATCTGAAATTTTAAGAGATGAAGTTAAATTTAGTAAGTTTGTTGGTAGAATGAGAAAGAGATTTACACATCTCTTCAATGATATTTTAAGAACACAATTACTTCTTAAAAATGTTGTTACTCCAGAAGATTGGGATATTATGAGTGATCATATTCAATATGATTTCTTATATGATAATCATTTTGCTGAACTTAAAGATTCTGAACTTTTACAAGAGAGATTGAATCTTGCTGGTGCTGCTGAACCTTATGTTGGTAAATATTATTCTGCTGATTATATAAGAAGAAAAGTTCTTAGACAAACTGATCAAGAAATAATAGATCAAGATAAACAAATTAAACAAGAAATAGCAAAGGGAATCATCCCTGATCCTAATGCTCCAGTTGATCCAGCTACTGGACAACCTATCCCTCAAACTAATGGAGTTCTTGGTAAAAATACTTTAGAACCTGAAGTTGAAGAAGAAAAATCTGAAGCTCCAGAAACTCCATCTGGTGGAGAGATATAAATAACCTTATAAGACTACATTTATTGATATGGAAGAACTTATGGATTTGCTTGTGAATGATGAATCACCCTCACAAGTAAGCGATAAAATAAAAGATATTCTCTACTCTAAAAGTGCAGAGAAGATTACAAATGTAAGACCAGAAGTTGCATCATCATTATTTGATGATGGAGAAGAATTAGAAGATTCTGAAGAAACAACTGATGAGTTAGAAACTGAAACTGAAGAGGAATCTGAAGTAGAGGATCAAGAGGAATTAGAACCTGTAGAATAGAGTTCATAATTACTAAATAATGTATAGGATTATAGTAACCTTATAAGATAATGGCATTACAACCAGTTGGAAGTGGATCATCAATAGCTAGTGGAGCGTCTGCATCTCACGCAAAATTCTCACATAAAACTGATGTGGTAAGAGTTTATGCTGATGGATGCACAGCAACTGTTGCTGTTGGAAATACTGCTGTTGCAGCAGCTACTGATTTCATAGTTCCAGCAAATCATGAACCTTTAACTATTAATATAGGAAGACCAAGTGCTCAAAGAGTTGTTGGTGTAACAACTACTGATACAACTGTTATTGTTGATTTTCCAGAGGGAACTGGTGCACCATTTTTTGTTGGACAAAGAGTAAGTTTAACTGTAACTGATCCTCAAAATAGACATTTTGAGTTTACAGATAAACCAATTGCAAGTATTAATAATACTTCTAATGTTGGTGGTTTCTTTGGAACAAGATTAGTAGTTACACATAGTTATGGTGCAATAGCTGGTGTTCATACAGCATATGTTGATGGACCTAGTCAAACTGCTGAGTTAAGAGATGTAATTCATATTTCTGCTTTAGCAAAACCAAATGGTCATGGTCTTGCTGCAACAGGAGCAGTTCATTTCCAACAAGTTCAAGTTACCAGTGGAGCATAATGAAACTTATTAGAGAAGAAATAGAATCAGTTGACTTGAGGGTATTTTCTTACAAGGAGATATTCAAAATAGAAATGGAAGAATGTATCCAATAGACACCTTGAGAAAGGAAGTTCAAAGATATAATGAATCCAATATTGTGACAGGAAGAGCACTTGGTGAACTTGGACATCCAGATGGTCCTACTGTTAATCTTGACAGAGTTTCACATAAAATTGTTTCTCTCAAAGAGAATGGAAGCAATTTTATAGGAAAAGCAAAAATTCTCAATACACCAATGGGAAATATTGCAAAGTCTCTCATAGATGAGGGAGTAAAACTTGGTGTTTCATCAAGAGGAGTTGGTTCTTTGAGACCAACAAAAGAAGGATATAATGTAGTCAGTGATGACTTCATGTTATCCACTGCTGCTGATATAGTAGCAGACCCTTCTGCACCTGATGCTTTTGTTGAAGGAATTATGGAAGGAAAAGATTGGGTATGGGATGGTGGTGTTCTTAGAGAACAACAAATTGCCAAAACATACAAAACAATCAACACTCTAGTTGACAAAAAACAACTAGATGAGAGTAAATTAAATATTTTCAATGATTTTCTAAATTCATTGTAAAATTTTAATCTACTAAATAAATATAGATTTAAGTTAAATAAATCCAAATGTCTCGTGGTACAAAATTACAAGAAATGGAGCAAACTAAAACTGCTGTGACTGCCAACGCAACTCCTGGTGATGCTGCTATGCCTACTGCAGGTAGTAATGCATCTGGGGTAACTGTTGCTGGTAATTCAGCTCAAGTAGAAGACCTTGGAGGTCCTACACCCCAAAATTACAAACCAGATGATGATTCTGCCAAGTTAAAAGAACCTGGTGCAACTCTAAAACAGGTTGCTGATGTCATCACTAAAAATGCTGCAAAAGCAGATGCAATGCCAACTGGTAATGCAACACCTGGTACACTATCTCAAGGAGATGAAGTGGAAATAGA